CTATATGATATGGTTCTAAATTCAATGTATAATTATCATAGTTAGGATCATGTTTCATATTTTTAATAACCCATCTTCTTTTAAAGCTTTTTCTTAATCTTTTTATTGATGATACCTTTTCTCTGTCTTTTACCCAAAATGGATTATTGGAACCTGACATTCTTTTCGACGATTTTATACTTCTACAGTTAATGCATCTTCCACCTTGTTTAAAATTATTAAATTGTATATAAGCTATATTTCCACATTTACATTTATATTTCATTTTTGTTTGAGTATTAATATATTTATCTTCTAAAAGTTCACATCCGCGCTCTTTGAAATAGTTATAAACATACTCATAAGTAAGTTTTCTAGTGATAGAGCATAACATACATCTACCACCTTGTTGAAATCTATTAACTGTTATTAAACTTTTATTACCACATGAACATATATATTTATGTTTAGTTTTACTATTTATATAAATATCATCAAAAATACATCTTTCATCAGAAAATATTTTTTCAACATCTTCTTGAGATAGACTTTGTTTTTTTGAATATTTTTTAATACCGCATTGTTTACATCTTACCCCTACTTTAAAAGTATATACTAATATTTTACCTTTATTACCACATGAACATGTATAATTATATTTTTTATTAGAATCTATATATACATCATCAAAAGTCCCACCACCATCAATAAAAATTTGTTCAGCTTCTTCTTGTGTTAATTTTTTAGACATTATATATGAGTCCAACTCTTTCTTAATACAACTTTTTTAATTGCATTATCACTTACATTATATTGTTTAGCCATTTTAACATAACTCTTAACTTCTGGATATAATCTACGTATTTCTAATACTTGTTGTTCTGTGAGTTTAGATGATTTACATTTTTCTCCAGTTGTATATATTCTTTTTTCTTTAATAAGTTTTTCTTTAATTGGTTTTGGTTCCCATGATAAATGTTTCCACATCTTATTAGTAACTATTAAACTTATATTATACTGACTTACATTATATAGTTCACCCAATTTAGCTTGAGAATATCCTTCATTATATAACTTTCTAATTTCTAAAACTTGTTCTTCCATTAACTTTGAATTGAATTTATCAGAACCAATTGTATGAATTAGGTTATTATCATAAGCATGTTGTATATTATCTTTATGTGAAACCCATTCTAAATTGTCTAAAATATTGTTTAATTTATTACCATCTTTATGATTAATTTCGCATCCTTCAAATTGTTCTTCTGGTTTAAATGTTAACATTATTAATCTATGTGATGATATAAATTTAGTTTTATTATCTATAATTATTTTAATATATTTGTATCCACGATTTGAAATATTTTGATTTAATATTTTATTCTTTTTAATGTTTTTGATATTACCTAAATTACTTACTTCATAATTTAAATTAACTGGAGTGACTTTCCATATTTCTTCCATATATTTTCCTTTATAAAAATTAATAAAAAAATAACTCCTAGATGTTCTAGGAGTTATTTAAATGATGGTACACCGGAGAGGACTCAAACCTCCAATCTAAGCGTTAAAAGCGCTTTGCTTCATCATTAAGCTACCGGTGCATAAAATTGTTATTCACACACTGTAATGAATTCATCAAAATCACCAGAATTGATTTTAATTCTGAGGATTTCTCTTTGATAATCCATATCCAGCCGTTTTTTAACGTACTTATAAACTGAGTTAAAATCTTCGTGGCACATACATTCACGATCTGTGCCACAATCTGATGTGACATCACTAAGCCAATAAGTAAGGTTTGGATGTAAACCAAATGGTTCAACAGGTCCCCATTTGCAGATTTTTACTCGGTTGGGTTGAGTTGCATATTGAATGTGTCTTTCGGCGTCATATTCATATCTATGAAACCAAATTTTTCCTTCAGCATTGAGACTCCAATACATCAACACTCCTTCTACAGTTAGTTTAAACTGCTCAAAGATTAAAAATGGTACTCGTGGGGAGAGTCGAACTCCCAATCCCTTACGGGCGCGGGATTTTAAGTCCCGAGTGTATCCCATTCCACCACACGAGCATAAAGAAAGGTATTAAACTGTTACCGGCTGTCCAGTCTTGTTCAACTCCTTGAAGTATTCGTCAGCGTCCTCTTTGTACTCTTCAAGTGTGGAGTACTCCAAAGGATTGAAACCGGAAATTGACCAATGACCATCCAATACTTCACTGAGCTTTTCAACAAACTCAAATTCGTCATTCAGAAGGCCGATCATTTCATCATCAATAATAACGATCTCATCGTTATCAGTGAAGATATTACCGAAGTTAATTTCGGTACCAATGATTTTTTTGACAGACTCTTCTTCAGCAATGAATAGTCCATCCATCATCCCATCACCATCTTCACCAGAATCACAGGCACACATGAATGTATACAGTCCAAGCTTTCTCATACTAAACCTTCCTTTACGTTGTTTCGACTAATGTTAGTTTTCATCACTCTTTTTTCTTTTCTTCTAACCTCTTTTTGTACTTTCGTTCTTTATTCAGTTCAATGGCAAGGAAGAATAAGAATACCCCACCAATTAAAAGTACATAGAATACAATACTAATCCAGAAAGGAGCTAGCACCCACAACCAACTCCAATCGATAACCCCCACCAATTTGAGTATAACAAATACAATACCAACAACTGTAAAGATTCCAATACCCGATGAAGACGAATTGTTATTACTCATATGCTTTACTTTCCTAAGTTAAAATGGCGGAAGGTACAGGACTCGAACCTGTATACCCGAAGGCGACGGTTTAGCAAACCGTTTCAATACCTATTCTGAACAACCTTCCTAAAAATTTGGTGGGTTAGGGTGGATTCGAACCACCGATAACAGGCTTATGAAACCTGTGCTTTAACCGCTAAGCAACTAACCCAAAAAATGGTGACTCCAGAGAGAATTGAACTCTCCTTACAAGGTTGAAAACCTTATTTCCTGACCACTAGAAGATGGAGCCTTAATTAAAATTTGGAGACGATGACAGGATTCGAACCTGCATGAAACAGATTTGCAGTCTGCCACCTAAACCATTCAGTCACATCGTCAAAAGTTGTTATAATTTAAATCAATATTTAATATATATAATAAAAATTATATATGATTCCAACGTTTGTTATTAACAATATCTGAGATTGTAGATGGATCTATATTAAATATTTTTGAAAGTTCATATTGATTAAATTTTTTATTTTTATAATCTATTCTAATTTTTTTAACTTGATTTTCAGTTAGTTTAGATTTTCCATGGTTTTCACCTTTAATATTTCGTAAACCAGTATTATCCGCATGTTGTGAATTTTCTTTTGGTGTACACCACACAAGATTATCTAAACTATTATTTAGTTTGTTTCCATCAATATGATTGACTTGGGCACCATCAAAATATTCTTCTTGTTTAAAGGCGAACATTAATAATCTATGAACTTTAAATGTTTTTTGTTTGTTATTTTTACGTAAACCGATATTTAAATATCCAGTTTCATTTTTACTTGGTTTTAATATTTTTTCTAAAACCCCACGAGTCCCACTTCCTACCTTTAAACTCTTAACATTAGCATAATTACTTATTTGATATAAACCTTCATAATCAGGAATATCTTTAAATATCTCTTTCATAATTTTTTTCCTATTAAAAAATTGTTAATGACAATATACCAAAAATGATATACCCTTGTCAAGCCATTAACATTTTTATTCCCACATGGATCTTTTTAATGTCGTAGACATTTTCAATCCATCATGTATCAGGCTCGCGTAACTCAACGATACTGTATAGACAAGGTTAGGGAATGCGTCCACCACTTCAACTCATGAGCTTTTTATAAGGGGTTACTACTCCCTACTCATAAGGAAGAACTATATGTACTCTTTTTAATAGAGCACGAAATATATAAACTACTTGCAGACACAATATTGGCACGCAGAGTATTTACAAGTAGTTTTAAAGATGTAACGACAGGTTACATCTGCTGAATGAAAAAGCGTGGAGAGAAACTACAGGCTTCTCTCCACTAGGTAGTTCGCGTTACCAATCTCAGTTTAATTTTAGTTATTATAGAAACTAGAATCCGACCTGAGAAGATACTACCTTAAAATTTCCCAATATGTGTTTGAACCTGCAAGCCAAAAACCTGATGGATACATTACTATAGATTTTGACCGTCACATATTGGGTAAAAAATACAACGACTGGTTGTATTTCAAAAAATTTAAATTCCTAGCCCAATGATACGGAAAGCAGGTGCCTGTGGACACTTTTCGGAATTCATTATTTTGTTCAACCTGATGGCGCAGTTTAAACAAAAGTTGTAATTTAATCCCACTTTCACACATCCTTCGGATGGTATGTCAAGCTACTCATGGGTTATCCATTAATAATGAAGACTTATGTGTTACCGATTTCAATCACATGGGCGTAATCTAGTTTTGGTAGTTGCTTCACTATTCTTTTTCGTCCCACCAGTAATGTGGGCATTAGACATACTAAGGTTAAAATCGAACATCCAACTGAGGATGATTAGAAACATTTAATACTCTACAAATCTCAAGGTTCGAACTATGATTTGTAGAGTCTCTATTCTTAAATGATATTGTTTAATATAATATCGTTTAAGCGCAGTCAAAGTTTAATCACTTCACATTGACATGTAGCAAGGTCGTTTCCATCTAATGACCAATGTTGTACTCGACTAAGCCAAGCCTTCTGCTACTTTCCTAACTCTTTCCAGTGCCTGTAACACGAGATTCATTAGGCTAAAACTATGAAATACTACAATTAATTGTAGTTATTTATTGTTATCAATAATTTATATATATAGTAAAACTGAACAAAAAATTAAACAAAAAAAGATGGTAAAATTTACCATCTTTTATAATTTATTTAATCACAACCCATACAATTCCAATCGATATAATAAATATCATCAGCATTAGTTTCTTCATTAAATTCGATATTCTTATATAATGCAAACTTTTTATAAATTTCTAATACAGATTCTTCAAGATAATATTCACCTTGACCTGTATTTAATTTTACATACGTATCAATTTCTTCATAAATATGTGATATCGAAGTAGCCCTCTCAAATTCTGAAAAGTCTAATCTATTTTGTTTGCAAAGATCTTGTAACCATTGCTTTGCTTCAAGTCGTTCTTTTGAAGTATCACTTATTGGGGTTGTAGTTATATCTGAAGCAATATCTTCTTCATCAAAGAAAGGACTAGACCAATGATGGCGCATATTATCAATCAATCCCTGATTTAAAAATATATAAACTTTGCTACCATTTGGAATCGAAACACCATCAATATAAGGATCAATATATCCAATACATTTTTTATCATTCTTTGTACATATACATACTTCTTTTTTAGAGCCTTCTACTTTTTTAACCCAATCTCCACCAGCACAACTATCACCTTTAATTATTAATGGAATAATTGGTTGATGAAATGCATCGCGACCTTCGTTACCGGTTAAAATTTTTCCAATAGAACTTTCCATTAGTATTTCCTTTTTAAGTTAAAAAAAATAACGGTAGTAAAATTAATTACTACCGTTATTTTATATCAATTAGTTGATTTCGAATGGATCAACTTCTTCATCATCAGATTCAACCTCAAAGGAAATTCTATTTTTATTCTTTAATTCCTTTGTAGTTAAGAATTCAATATTATCAATGCTAGTAATAAACGCATGTTTATCTTGTTCTAGTTCACCAATAATATTAAAAATCTTTTCTGAGAAACCGTAAAGAACACTAACCTTTTCATATGGGAATTGAGTAGTTCCATAGGAAGCTAAATCAATACTCCAAACATCAGGATCGATATTCTGTGATTTTGTCCAATCTAAATAATTCTTATAACAGTTTCTATAATTACCATGTTCCACCCAATTCTGTTCATCTGTAATAATAATTAATCTATCACACTTAACATTATTCTTTTGTAAGAATTGAAATGCTGAAATAAAGTCCGTACCACCATCGAACCATTCATCACTTAATTTAAGTGTTGTGTTAAGAATATTATTCTCAGTAATATCATTAAGGAATTTCTGTTCACCGGTGTGAGCAAACGCAATAGCGATAGCATCTTCCGAAGCCTTAGCTAAAGCACATGCAAACATGTGTGCCGTATCCTTAATAGAATCCATAGAACCAGATTGGTCAACAAGAATAACTGTATCACCCTTTAAATTAGGAATGTTTGATACTGAAATCTCACAAGCATTAATTAGAGCATTTATAATCTTATTAAATGATTTGGAATTATAGTGTTGAATTTGTTCTTTCTTAAGCATGTTATAAGCATTTAAAAATTGGAAAGGAAATATCTTAGCATTTAAAATACTTTCTTTATTTTCTAAAGCTTCAACAGTTAATTGTGTAAGTTCCTTATCATCATACTTGGCAATATTTCTAAGATTTCGAATTAAAGCTAAGTATCCAAGTTTGTTATCAGATAAAAGTTTAGTCCAAGTTTCCTTAGAGTTACCTAATGCTTCCCAAGTTTCTGTATTCTTTAATGTTCTATACATCAACTTTTCAAGAGGATCATTAGTTCCTTTTGTAAATGGTACATGGCAGATTCGCATAATATCATTTAGATTAATTGTACCCTTACCGCTATTATTAAACTTTGCATACTTAGCTAAAGAGTATTCATTTAATCCTTGCATAACATTACAGAATGCTTTACGCATAGCATGGGTTGGTTTACCATCCAGTAGTGCAAGAATTTCAATCATATCATCTGGACGTACAATGATTGATTCTAAAAATTTCTTAGCCCATGATACACCACTTAACTTTCCAGTAGATGCAAGTCTGGCAGCAATTAAGTGTGAGATTGAACGAAGTCCGTATACATGTCTCGTTTTCCAACATACTTGTGCAGCAAACTTAACTGGAACCTTTTCAATAAGTTCATAAAGTCGGTTGATGGTTTCATTTTGACCTCTGTAATATTGATCCTTAACAAATGATGTGAATGCAATACCAGCAAACTCTACCATGTTTGGTGTTTCATATCCCATACCACCAGCTTTATTTGGTACAAGATCCTGAGTGTATTTTTTTGTTTTAATTCCAGTTGTATTAAACTTAGCCATTTTGTCACCCTTTCTTTTTAGACAATAAAAAAAAGAATTTAAGGATACGACTTAAATTCTGAAATAATAATTTTAAACCAAAAGACTTTAGATGCTACCGCAGCACACATAGAATCGAACTACAATCTAAACTCATGTATTAATATATATAGTATTTTTTTAAAAATGAGGAAATAATATCACAGGAAAATTATTTATTTTTTTTGTTTTTTCAAGACAAGTTTTGCTTTTTAATTATTACTATGTCTTTGTATAAGGATGTATCCCGTAGAACTTTCACTCATAAAATATATTGTGAGAAATATTTTTAAATAGTATTTTTTGTATTGATGATCTACCGGACTGATCTACAAGATAAAATAAGTTATCTCAGTTGGATTCGAACCAACGACATTCAATTTGATAGAAGTAACTATTTAAACTGTTCATCACAAAAACTTATTATGGGAAATAAATAAATCGGTATGAGTTTCATCCAAAGAAGTAACCGATTTTACAATCACCATAATTTTCAATTTTTTTATATAATCTGGAAATATTTAGTATAAGTATTTTTTCGCGCTTTACCACTAAGCTACAAACCGCTTTTGCGGAATGGTTGGAGTTGAACCAACGACACGTCATTAACAGTGAAGTAACTCATACAAACTGTACACAGATTAAAAAGTTTTTGGGAAATAATAATATAAGAAGTTTTACTAAAAGTTGTGTTTGCCAATTACACCACATGATTAATTATAAATAATCATGGTAGGATTCGAACCTACAATTGTGAATATTTTCACTATTTTATCTATAGATGAATCTCATATAACTTTCACCAAAAAATTATTCAAATTTAAATTCCGAGAAATCTTTGGTTAACTTGTTTCATTTAGGATAAGAAGAATGTCAACCTGCTGTCAATCGGAACTTGTATATATTAACAAAAATTTTAAGTAATGTCAACACCTAATATTTTTTATTACAAAAAAGCTAGAGAGAAGTGTGGGGAAGGACCACACATTCAAACTAGCAGTTTAAAGAAAACTATCACATACCCATAAAGGATATATGATAGACGCTTTATAGGAGAGGTGGGTATTACATATATATCGACAGTGGATGTGAAGGAGAAGTCAATTATATATAATACCCACCGGGGAGGGGAGAAATTAGAACATATAATTTTATTTCAATAATCTATATATATAGTCGATTTAAAAGTGTTCCGCTAATTCTGTTTCCATTAAATTATTTAATTTATAAGTTAAAGCTTCACCATTTAAATAATCATTAGTAGTTTTTCCCATCCAATATTCAAACTTTACTTTATCTAGTTTATAAAGTTCACTTACTAAATTTTGACTAGCAACATCATCTAAAATAAAAATACAACATTCCGGCCAATATCTTTCAAGTTTAACTTTCCAATCTGGACCATTATCTTCAATAATAACAAAATCCCATAAATTATCTTTTATATAATTATAAGCTTTTATATATTCCTCAGAAGGTCTATTGTGATACTGCGTCATTCCAAACTGATCCATTATTACAGTCTCCATTTAGATTTATTGTAAGTGTTTTTTTACTATCATAGATATCTGGAAAATGAATAAATCCTTTTCCATAAACTCTTCTATCATCTTTTACTTTTTTTCGTTTACCTCTTTTAAAATATTTGTAATTGTTATTTTCTATAACATATTCATAACTGGAATTAGTTAATTTAGATTGCTTAAATAACACATCCATTATACTATCAAATGCTGCTACAGAAAATTGAAATGAAATATTATTAACTCGTATTCTATAATGAAATAAATCACTTTCACTTTTTGTTACAGATACCTTTGAAAAACTATCGTAATGATAAATTTTATATACATAATAACATTCTTTTAAAATTGGTATACATATTTTAGGATTTATTTCTAATATAATTTCATTGATATTTCTTTTTTGAATTAATACTTTTGTATCAATTCCATTAAATTTTTTAAAATCAATCACATATGTATCCTTATAAAAAAATGATATAAACATTAGTTTATATCATATTAAATTTTGGTGGAACTGGCGGGAATTGAACCCGCGTCCAAAATACTTTTCAAATAGGAGGATTTTATAATCATAGTATTATTTTAATTCTTTTTAACAACTCCTAATACCAGATTTGTTAAACATATTTTAAATATTTTTTAAAGAAATATAACTTTTCATAACCAATTAATTCTACTTTAAAATTTCTCGAATTAATATTGACATCTGCGAACTGTTAAAAATAGATGTGTCTTAATAACAGGTTGACTAAGCTGCGAGAGCTAAATTATTGTCATAAGGTATTTTTTAATAGATTATTAAAGAGGCCAACTATCATCCTCCGATTAACTCCAATTTAATACATATAATGTCGAATGCCTTACAGTCCCATAAGTTTTTAATTTAGATCTTCTTCAAGATCCATATCGTTAATCTGGTCATTGATTTCATCTTCAATATCAATAATTAATTTTTTTGCAAATTTTTTAGTGATATTAGTAATAAAACATACATCACAATCTTTACCAGCAATTTGGTCAAAACTATAATGTTTTTGAAGATCAAAAATCATACGATTGTATTGTTCACAATCTCTAAAATCTTCATGCTCAGATAAACCTACAATGTAATTAGATACTTCTCGCATGTATTCAAACATTTCAATACGAGGTAATATTTCTCTAATTCCTTCAACATGCTCTGTTAAATTTTTAATATTTAATTCATATTCTTCAATAAAATTATTTACCATTATATTTATCCTTATATAAGTCAAAAATTGCAAATAGGTACATCTATTTACTTTAAACATATTTACGTAAAGGACAAATTATTGTATATCATATACAATTATAATTCATCCTCTTATACTGACTACTCTGGTTATTATTTTTATATTTAACCAACTTAAATTATAGCACACTATTTTATTATTTTCAATAAAATTAAGGAGAAAAATAATGGCTAAAAACTCATTCGCTGCTTTAGCAAATGGATTTAACAAATTCACTCGTAAATTCGGAACCGACACTAATGAAGTCGTTCCATACATTTCTGGTGCTGGTTTTATTCACTTTGCAACTATCCCAACTTACTTACCAGCTATCGTTAATCATCACAAACCAGAAACAATTATCTCCGGTGCTGATGAAATTAGAAACATCTTAGAATCATGTAATATATCATGTACTATTCCCGGAAAACAACTTAATACAACTGAGTTTACTGGTTTAGGTGGTATTACATGGTCAGTACCTACAAACGTTACTACCGATACCTCATTATCTATGAGATTTTGGGAATCTAGTGATACACCTATTCTATCTATTTTCCATGGTTGGATTAGAATGATTCGTGATAGTAGATCTGGTGTTTCATTACTTGTAGATGAACAATATAAGAAAAGTAATTATGCCTCAAACTTATATTACTGGACAACTAAACCTGATGGTGAATCTATTGAATATGCTGCTTGTTTCTCAGGCTTATATCCAACAAAAGATCCTTCAGATTTATATGGCTATGACGTTTCTGTAATTGACAAGCTTGAAGTTGATATGGATTTCAAATTCGATTATATGTGGGAACAAGATTGGGTTTATGAACGTTGTCGTGACTTAGCTCTTTCTAGAAAGTCTAATGCTTTCCCAGTTAGTGCTACACAGCTTAGTTCTACATCTGGTGAAGTTAATAGTGCATATCGTCCATCTGATTCTTAATAGTTAATTATAAAAATCCCGGTTACAAACTTAATTGTAACCGGGATTTTTATCTATTACTATTTATTTTTTGTTACTTTAAAATTAGTTGCATATTTTTCTGGCATTAAATTAACAACTTTATCTAAAAATAATGTAGTATCCGCTGATAAATCTAAATTTGCTTTTTGTTGAATTTTAATAGAGTTTAATAAGTCCACTCTTGTTTTTTCATACAATTCAGATTGGTCTACGGATGCTATTAAAATGTTTGCAATTAATTCATTCTTATCATCCAATTCTTTATATAGTTCTGTTATAGTATTATTCACTCTTGAAATTTGTTTTTGAATTTCTGTATCAAAATCATCTATATTCTTTACAGTAGATAGTAAGCTCTTAATCTTTTTATTAGTCTTGTAAAACTTAATACTAAAAATTATAACTATAATAAATGTAATTAATGCAATTCCTAAAGTATATTGATTCTGTATAATAAATTCTTGCATATTAAAATTCTTCCTTTTCATTTAATATATTTTTAAAGCCGCCAAATATCTGTTCCAAGTAATCTATCCTTTCACATTGTTCGTTAATATATGTGTGCAAATCTTCTATTTCTTGATTTACATATTCTTCTGATGCTAGGTTACTAATAGTATCGTTTATATCTCTAATATCTAATTGATCTAAAAGTTCATCATGTTCTTGAATTTTACTTTCAGCATCAATTCCGTCCAACCCTTCTACAATTTTTTCCATCCATTTTAATCTATCACCAAATTCATCCATATCGTAATTTATATAAAATGTATCTAATTTTTTTACAGTTTCAGCTATACCATTATCACCATTTACACTATTTATTAGATTCTTTTGTTTCGCTAAATATTCATTTATATAAGAACCGCTCATAACTTGTTCTTCTTTAATTAAATTTAATTTGTATACAATATCATTATACTTTTTTATAGCAAAGAAAGTACCCCCGATTAAAATTAAATTGTAGATTACAAAAATACCATATGTTATGAACTCATTCATCGTTATCCCAATCTTGAAGTGAATTTTTAAGAGACGTTATAAATTTTTCCATTTGATTTATACGTTTATCTCTTGTTTCATCAATAGCACCTTGTTCGGTCATTAACTCAATAACATCATCCTCTAATAAAAACTTAGACATATTTTCATTCAGTTCATCCACTCTATCATTAAGATCTGTAATATTAGTTTCTATATCATCTACGTCTTGCCATTTTTCTACAATATATTCTAAATTATTAATCTTATCTTTAATATCGAAATCATTCAACTCAGTTATGTATTCGTTATCTTCTATTATATGTTCTATAAGACCGTTGTTATCAATCTCATCATATACTTTCTTCATTTTATCTAAATCATTTTTCATTCGAACTAGATCAATATCGTCATTATTTCTAATATTTTTTATTTGATTAGAAAATTTTTCATCTAAGAAATTATAATTTTTTTCCATAGTGATTAAAAGTTGTTTATATAAAGAAATACACTCCTTTATATTTTTGTATAATATAAATAAAATATAAGTAACAAAACAAGATGATAAAGATATAATTACAACTAGGACTTCGTTTGTAAACATTTTTTTCTCCAATGATATGGGTCTAATCTACCAAAATATTTATCCGAGCATTGTTCTGAACAAAAACTAAAATCGTTCTCAATAATAGCTATTCGATAAGTGTTATCATAATTACCTTTACACCAATCACACTTATTTGTTTTATTCTCAATATCATCATTTAAAAACTTTTCAGTTTCAATAAAAAATTCATTTTTACATTGTTTTGTACAAAATAAATAATGATGTTCTAAAAATATAGAACCTTCTGTAAAAACCCGATTTTTATAACAATAATCACACAGATTTAAATCTTTAGGCTGTGGTATTCTAAAGTTTTTACTCATTGTTATCTGTTAAATCTATAATTTCTGGTTCCTTATTATTGTCCAAAATTGTTCTCAACTCTTCAATAAAAGATTCTGCTGTAAAGTTATGTTGTTTAAATATTTTATAAATTAGTGCTGAACTAGCTTCCATACAAACTTTTCTTAACTTAAAGCACTTGATGCCTAAGTCTTCTAGGTTTGATTGATTTTCAAAATTAGGATCTGTCTTTTGTATTTCTCTTATTTCTTCTTTAAGGTTTAACACTTCATCCTTAATATTTCTAATATCATCCGGATTGGTTTCGGTGTATATCTGAGAATCTTTAAAAGACTCTAAATGGTCTTCTGGTATTGAAATGATATATTTAATATTATCCATATATTCGAATGCTGAAATCTTATCAATAAGTTCGTCTTGTATTTCGTCGATACCATTATTCTCCGATTCAAATGGTTTTAATCTTTCTTGTAATGTATTTAATAGTGCTTCTATGCTCATTTTGTTTCCTTTTTGTTTAACAAAAAATAATATAAACTATCCCGACCTAATCCAATAACCATATTTTATCATAAGGAGAGGCTTCGACCAAATTTTTATTTCCTTTTTGAATTAATTGTCGCAAGTTCTTTAGATATTTTAAAATTAACTATTAAAGCTCGATAAGTCCAGTCTTTAGAATCTTGTGTTCGTATTTGTTTTAATTCATCGTTAATATCACCTTCATATAAATTAAATTTTTTAGCTTCCTCTTTAAGGGTCTGAATTTCGATTATTAATTCTTTTGAATATAAATCACACTTTTCTGGAATCTCTGGAATTAATTGTTTATTAATTTTATTGAGATGTTTATTTCTTACATTTTGTACATAAGTGCATATATCATTAAACATAGTTTTTCCTTTTTGCAATAAAAAATAAATAATGTAATTATACAATAATTAATATATATAATGATTTGATTTATAAACATTTATACTGTATGATATAATAGATTTTAAGGACAAATTAATATAAACAAGTCAGTTAACTATATATATCAAATTTAAAAGAGGAGAATAAAATGAGTGTATTTACAGGTTTCAAAACATACAAAGCACCGGTCTTTACAGTAACATGTCCACAGTCTGGATATCAATTTGAAGTTCGTGGTTTGAATGTTGGTGAAAACATAAGAATTAAAGAAAGTTTAATTACCCAAAATAGATTGGGTGAAAATGTCCTTGATATAACTTGGGATGTGGTCCAAAAAGAAACACTACCAAAACATATTAAGAGTAAAGATGATTTTGCAAAATTTACAACAACAAATGATCGAAATGCTATTATTTATGGTATTTATTACGCAACGTTCGGTGCAGATAAAGAATATGAATTGTCATGTGGTGCGTGTAATTCAAATACATTAGCTAAAATTGATTATGCAGACTTCTTTGATATGAATCCATATCCATTTGCACAAAATATAATTGAATCATATAAGGTAGCAAAACTAGAAGGTTCTGACAATCATTCTGAATTAATGGATTCTATTATAGAAGAAGATTCAGTCAAATCCATACTAAAAGAATTTACTGGGAATATACCACCAAAAGGTCAGCCGGAAGTAATGGCTAGAACCGAAGCTCCTTATGCTGATTTCTTTGAATTTTTTGATTCTAAATCTGAAGACATTAAATTGTCATATGATAATACTATTAATATTTTACATGAAATTAATAAGAAAGAATCTTTATCAGAAAAATTAACAACCAGTGAATTAATTGTTAATGCTAACGAGAATGATATTTTTAATAAAAGAGTTGAAATAAAACTTCCCAAATCTGGAGTTGTTGTAATTATTAAAGCTCCTACAGTATATGAAGAAATTGAATTATTTAATAAATTAACCTTTGTAAGTGAAACTCAGATGAACTTAGCTACAGACGTTTTATTTATTGATAGATTTGAAGAATATGTTGATGGTAAATCTAGCCCAATTCAAGTAATTGACCATAAGACAGATGTTTTAACAGCATATAAAACATTACCTATTGAAGACAGAAATGTGATAATTGATAGATATGAAGAAGAATTTGGTCAATATGATATTAGATTAAAGATAAAATGGACTTGTACCAATAAAAACTGTAGCCATGTAAATGAGTTAGAGGTTGACATAATCGCGCAATTTTTTCGCACCCTTAACGGAACCAGATAAAGTTGATTACTATAAAAGAGAAAGTCAATCAAAAATATTTACTTTATTAGAATTGGGTGGACAACCATTTGAATCGCTTATGATAATGCCTTTAAAATTTTTTGATGATTATTATAAGTGGAAGATAGATATGGAAAAAGAAAAAATCCAAAGACAAAAAAGTGAAATAGATACTCAAAAGAAATTAAATGCTAAGATTAAAGGTGAATCTCATCTTAAAAATACTAGACAGAGATTATACAGAGAAAAAGGTTAATAAATGACAGCTACAAGAATATCAGATTTTTTTAAAAATGTACCCGGATCTAATTATAAATTAAAAGATATTGATTCTATAATTGACGGTAAGGGCGATTTTCGTGAAATATACGATATTAATGTTATTGTTAATAGTATTAACAATATTCTAAATATACCAAAAGGTTCATATATATGTGATCCTAATTATGGTGTAGGTTTAGAAAAATATTTATTTGAACCTGCTGATGATATAACAAGACAAAATATTCTGAATGAAGTTAAAAATGCTATTTCCAATTATGAAAAACGAGCTAACATTCAAACTGAAATTTATTTTTTTAGTAATAAAAATGGATTTCAAATAAGAATGAGTGTAACTATGGATGGCGTTTCAAAGGAATTAAAAGTTAATATTGTAGAAAATCTTATTAAGAATATATAAAGGATAAATAATGGGTGCTGCTTCATTTTTTCAAACTTATACAAGAAGACATAATTATATATCTGATTACTTTCATACAGTTTATGAAAGATATATTTCTACATACCAATCTTTTCCAATAAACTACTACTCTATGGATACATCCTCTACCATTTGGGAAGAAGATAGACTTAGAGGTGGTACATATGAAAAAAATGGTATTGGGGAATTGTCTGGTAAAAAGTTTAAAAAAATATATGAATTGCCTATTTTTCAATTAACATCTATACAAGCTTCATATGATTCAAATGAGATGGGCGGTCTTACTCTAAGTGGCTCGATGCAAGGCAATTTCTCATTACCACAAGTGTATGGTCTTAAGCCAAATAAAGAAGATGTTATAGATTTAAACTTTGGTTTTAAGAATACAGGAAATCCTAGTAAAACTTTATATATTATAACTAATTACGATTTAGCTCATCATGGTGACGAATTTAATTTATACAAATGTGATATAAAAGTTGCACCATTTACAAAAGATGATATAGAAAAACAATTAACTGAAATATGGAAGTTTTACGAACCATCAAAAAGTATTTTACCATATACAAATACATCAATTTTATATAAGATGATTAGACGTGCTGAGAAAAATTCAGACAATTTAAAAAACTTATATCATGGTAGAACAAGTCTTTATTTAGATAAAATATATTTATAAGGAATAATTATTGTGCTTAACGAAAAATCTATTGAAATATATAGTTCTAGAGATAAAATAAGAGAACAATTAATTTCACTTGCAAAAGATTATATGCAATTGGAAAATTTTGATTTTAATAAATCTTCTTATTTATCTTACATATTAAACATGCTTTCATTTTTAGATTCTAATCTTTTATATTATGTAAGCTCTGTATATAGGGAACAATTTTTATCTAAAGCTATTCAAAGAGAATCGGTTCTAAATCTTTCAAATATGCTTGGTTATAAACCCCCTTTAGCAACACCATCAACTTGTAAAATTTTAATAGAAATTCCTTATGATAGAGAAGTAAATTATACCAGAACAATACAATTCATTGGCAGAAATCATCAGAGTTCAAGTCTAGAAGATTCAAACCTATCTGTATTTAAAGTTTATTCTAATGACAATATACCATTTACTTTAATAAATACTGCTCTTGTTGAAATATCTAAAAATGATATAGTTCAAGTGCATCAACAAGTATTTATGAATAATTTTAACAATCTTGTAAATGGTTGGAAAACGGTAGAACATCGTTTTGTAAATGGTAAAATACAAATACTTTTAGATTTTATACAACTTACTTATGTTACAGAAACATTTACTATACCAGAATTATTACCAAATGAATTTCATAATATAACTTATCAATTTAATAAAACTGGTAGTATTTCCGACATTCAATTATTTACAGTAAAAACGGAAACAAATGGCGTTGTTGAAAAATGGACTAGAAAAGAATCTATATTTGGAATTGGTCCAGACGAAAGTGCTTATACATATCGTGAAATCGAAGATGGTATAGTTATTTCATTTGGTAATGGTGTTATTGGTAAACAGCCAAAAAAAGGTACAAACGTTATTGTAAATGTTGGGCTGACACAAGGATATAATGGTAATGTTATTTCCGGAACAATAAGACGTTCAGATTCTGTCCGAATGGTTAATGATACTACTGGAAATAAATATGTATTTGTTAATTTAAATGTATTAAATAATGAACCTTCACAATTTGGTATAGATCCTCCAACTATAGATGAAGTTAGAAGAGATGCTATGAATAGCGTTTCTGCAAATAAGAGATTAGTATCACATAGAGATTATGAGAATGCAAATCTAATTGTACCAAATTTACCAATTCGAAATGTATTCCAAGTTTTAAAAAGAAGTGATTTAAAACGAAATGAAATTTCTTTATTCACAGAGTTAATATATAATAATGTTGTTGTTCCTACTAGAAATACAACCTTACAACTTACTGGTGCTGTTGTAGATTCGGATGTATTACACCATGTTAAAGCTGAAGTAGACACACTAACTATAGATGATGAAGAGTATATCACTTTATTTGATTTATACTTAAATTCAGTTACAAATGAAGTAAATTACTACTATATAATTTCAGAAAGTCAAAAACCTGTTACAATTTTAAGCACATTAAAGACAATAGATCCTACAAAAATTTTACCAATTTTTGCTAGTTTTGTAACTGATAGAACTGGAACCTCTGATACAGATGAATTAATAATCGAATTACACTGTAATGTATTAGACTCTACAACTAACTATAAATGCGAACTAACTGTTGAATGGCCCACAGTTAATGGATTAAATACTTATACCCTATTTGATAGTACATCTGTATTAGATTCTGCTACAAGTTCAGTTAAAGTATTCTCTACCAGATTAGATCCCGATAATACAAGTGATACTGCTACCCCAATTTTATTATCTAATGTCCCTAATGGTTCTTCCATGGAATTTACCTTTTCAGTAAGTAAAGTTATTGGTAGTACAGTTACCGAGCTTAATAAATCTAGATGTAGTACAATCATTAAAAAAGATTTATCGGATTTCATGTATAGTCAAGTTGAATTAACCGAGGGTACTTATTTTGTTCATGATGTACCAGTTATTAAAAAAGATTACTATGAAAATTTAATTAATAAAAAGTTATTCACAAGTACTGTATTACAAAAAATTGTAGATTTCAATGTATATGAATATAAAATGGTTACAGACTTCGTAAATTTAAAATTTGCAAATACCACTGGTTATTCAACTAATATGAAGTATAGAAATACAACTAAAACTAATGTTATAGACATAAATCCATCAAGTATACCTGAAACGGGAACTGCCGGTGTAACTAGATATGCTATAACAAATAATAATAATCCTTGGGCTTTAAATCCGGATTATGATATAACTAGTGGTGGGTATATAGCATATTATGTTTCTGATAATAATTGGGCTTTTGAAAAATTAAGAGTTAATGATATGTTCTTTATAACCAATTTAGATGGTAGAGCAACTACAACTGAAGCCGATTATGTTAAATATATTTATACTGGTTCTGAATTAGTTGAACCAAAGTTCAATATACCTTTAGAAATAAAGATGGTAGTTATACCTAGTGATAATTTATTAACAACCGATCAAACTTTAGTTAGAACTATTAAAGATACATTAGTTACAAAAATGTCTCCATATTTTGGATATAATAAAAGCATTTTAAGATCTGTAATTACACAAATTGTACAGAGTATAGACGGTGTAGAACATGTAGAGTTGTTAGAACCGAAATTTAATATCAAATTCGAGTTAGATCCATATAAAAATATGACTCAAGAGCAGTTATTGAGATATACTCCAGAATTGATTTTCTTTTCTACAGATAATATTGTTATTGAATTAAGGGACGAATAATGATTGTTGTACCAAAACTAAAAGATTCACCACAAGAATTAAAAATATTAAACACTTACTTAGTAAGAACTAATGGGTATGAGCTTAGTAAGTTACATACTCCATGTTACCAACCTACTATGATTAAGTATGTTGCTGATATAAAAAGTCTTACAGGTATAGAAAAGAAAGATATAGACGAGTTTTTTAATGTTATAATAGCACCTGAATATAGAAATGTTTTTAAAATATTAAAAAATGATATTACTTCTATTATAATGATTAGTATTATTTACTATTCTCGCCACCAGCATCATCATATTGCGGAGTCATTATATATTTTATTAGCTATACGATTTTTTACTAATAGTTATAGCAAACATTGGTCTAAGTATTGTAAAGAAGAAACTTGGAATTTAGCTTTAAATAATCTTTCACAAAAACATTTATTTAAAATAAAAAATGGTTTATCAAATACATTATTTTATTTGGCTTCAATTGAATATAATAATACTAAATCTAGATTTTCTTCTAACAATATTACTGAAAAAGAATTACTTGCTTTTATATATATGTTAAGACATAGAGTTAGCCAATCAGTAAGATCATTTGCTAATCGTTATTATGATATTGAAAATAATCAAACTGGAGATTCTTCAAAACAAAAGGAATTAGAGTCTACAAATGATAATATAAATGTTGGATTAATTGCTAACAATATTTCAGAACGTATTTGTACATATGCACAGGTCGATCAAAAATGTTTATTGGAGTCTATAAATAATAGTAGAGTTAGAAAAGATTTAGCAGTAAGTGTTATTAATGAAGTATCAACTGTAAGATTTAAAGAATCTGTAAGATTTATAATTGTACTTATAGCAAAGATTATAAACTTAAAAGAAATCTGTACTAAACAACCTTACTTAGTAAGACAAATAATTTTAGATAAAAAAAGAATAGGTAACTATTCAATTAAAGATGAAATATATAAGCTAACAGATACAATGTCTTCATCTGGTATTAAGTCAATTAATAAAGACCAGATTATAAGTTTACTGGCAAATTATATTACTTTATATATGAAAACAAAAATGTGTTAAAAAAGAAGGCTCCAATTAAGGAGCCTTCTTTTACTTTATCTTGGCGATGTATTCTAGCAACATCCTCAACTCCTCCCCATGAAGAACATAATGCACATCTTCCAATACCTTTATTTCTGAAGGTATGGAAAGAATTACCATTCCGTTATCCGTAACTATACGGACAACTAGAACATGTTTGTACTCGTCAAGTTTGCACTTGTACTTCTTTTTTATGATGTCTCCGGTGACACCACCCGTTTGTTTCAACTGTTTGTAAGAATCATATTGACATTTTATACTTTTCAATTTTTCTGTTGTCAATTTAATTCCACGATTTGTTGTGAGACAGCCAATCGTTTTTCTTATAAATAATTCATGGCCCCATGAATATTCGAAGAGAATGCACCCATTATTGGATGGACTCCCTAAACTTAAACGCTCTTTCACATTCCAGTGTTCCGTCGCCTCCGCACAATGTTCTTCGTATATCATAGCTGGAGTTTTCATTCTATTCTCCTAAATCGTTGAAACTGGGATGAAATACTTAACAACAGGTATATCGATACCTGATGAAATATAAGACCTAGACACAGTATGTCTTTCAGAATACACTTCTGCCTCATCTTCGGTTAAATTTGAATATGGTACAACATGTACCAAATCATTAAATCTTTCCCCTGTGACTACACAGAGTTCATCCCACCAATAAATTATATCCCCCGCTTTCAAATCCTCCGTCATCTTTGTTTCATTGAAGAACACCACTTTGTAGTTAATTTCAACTGGTGTTTTCATTTTGTTTACTTCATCTGACCCTTTGACGAACATAACTACTCCTTTCACAGAAAGTATTTTACAGTTGTATTAAAAATTTCATTGGAATTATTCTGATTAAGTGTAAACTCTTTACACACTGTTCCAATCATCAACTTTTTATAAAATATGAAAACATATAATGGTTGATATTTACACATAACTCGTTTGACCATCAAATTGGTTTCCGGAGACAATGTATCTTCATCGCTTATATCCGGATTTAAAAACTCAATTTCACAGTAACTGCTATCTTGATTCGAGAAAAACTTTAGAAGGGACCGCATCTCTTCTTTGGTTAATGTCTTCCTACAATTAAAAGTCACACCATATAAACTAATCGTAAAAGTATCTACAAAAACTTCAACCTCAAACTTATGCTCGTTTACAAATTTGATCAGAGTCTTCATCTTACTTCCTTTTTAAGTTAGAGTTTATATCAATATTGAATATATATAATAAAAATGTCCCGAATTCATATAAGAATTCGGGACAAAACTTAGTTGTAAGTAGTTGGTAATTAAAAGGTTCCGGAGTAAGTGGCCGCTCTTCTACTAGTGAGATTATAATTATCTGTAAAATCACCCATACTTTTACCAGTAGCTGTTTTAGCTAAAGCTTTTATATCAGGTTTTTCAAAATCTCCAACAATTGAATTTGTTATATTATCAAATAAATCTGTATTATTCCAAAACCAATTTAAAGATTGTCGGTCCATAGGTAAACCATATTTTATCTTTAAAGCTATTCTATCTTGTATTGGTAATTCCTGATTATTAAATCCACGTTCTTCTAAAATCGTATCGTAATATTTTCTATAATCTGAAATATTTTGAATATTAATATCTGATAAAGTGGTTTCATCAACAAATAAATTATTTAATATTGGGTCTGAAAATACATCTAAACCTTCTAAAGTTTTTCTTGTGTTTGCTGCGCCTAATGTATTTATGTTATCTAAAGTATTTGTATTACTGAAAGAATTTGAAGCTGCTTTGATAATTTTTGATGTTCTATTTGATGCACTTATGAGTATTTCTTCATTTTGATTTAATATAGTTTTTACACTATTAGTCTCAACATTTGGAATTTCGACTTCACCCATCATATGATTAATATATCTATCTAAAGTAGGTCTTTCTTCATTTACATTTTCTTGACCTCTTATTAACATTGTACTATATAATGGTCTTATACTGAATCTGATATCTACAGAACCTGCTCTTTGTCTAAAAGAAATATCATTACTTTCACCACCCTTAATTATATCTAAGTTAGAAATATATGCTGCCTCTAATCCGGCTAATCCGGGACAACTAAATCTACATAATAAAGGGAAGCCGTAAGTAAAGTTTGAATCAGATACCGGACATACGAATGTTAACATGTGTACTATAGGTTCTATGATATATTTTTTATAAGCTTCTTTACTAGTTGGAAATGGGTTATATAGTTTTAATGTAAATGTATATGTTGTATCAAAACCACTACCCTGCCAAATTTGAGGGAAGTCAACTTTACTACCAGATGCTAAAGCAAGAACGCCTCTACCTAAAGTTGGAAATCTATTCTGTATATATTGTTCACCCTTATTACCAATCGATTTAAAGCGATTATTTATGTTATCAAACATTGCTCCAACATTGTCACCAAACAAAGCTCCTGCGGCCCCTCCCATGCCTCCAGCAATCTCTGACATACCATCTACTATAGAATCTTTACCAGTTATAAATCTAATTTCCTGACCTAATGTAGAACCTACATTTGTTAAGCCTTCAAATCTAGACTCACCAAAATCGGATGACCACGATTCTGCAAAAGATGTATCATTTTGTACTGCAAATTTCAAGGGAATATTTCTAGGTAAAATTCCAGTACCAGCAAACATTTCCGAATAACCACGCAATCCATCTTTTGCTATAGGTGTCGTTGTAAATAAATCTAATCCAGTATCACCATCGATTGGTTCGTATTTACATTTTCTAGGTTCTAATGAAATTACTAGCATAGACTGTAATATTCTATTCATAGTAACCTCTTTAGAGTCTGTATCGTCGCCAATATATGCAAGAGGTGGTAATCCCATTATTTCTTCATAATCTTTTTTAGATAATGTAGGTGGCTCTTTTTCAGAAGTTGTGGTACCACCAATACTAAAAGCGTCAGTGAATCCTTCAACTAAATCTCGTATATTTACTTGACCATCGTTGTTGTAATCAAAACGATCTAAAGTTAAGTAGTCTAGTGCATTTCCTGCCATATATTTTTCCTATTAGTCAAAATCACCGAATAAAAGTGATTGTAAATCAAATGGTAATCTATCAGTTTCAAAATCTTGTAATGCGTTACCACCACCATTTGAAACATTTGAATTTGAGCTATTTGTTGAAAGTGTTGAAATTAAGTTATTAACACTTGCTGCTAATTTATTGTGGCCGGGATCAACCATTGAACCATTGACACCACTAGCATCTGATATATTTTTTAATGTTCCTGAAAGTTGATTTCCTGTAAGTAATGAACTTAACTCTTTACCATCCATTTCAGAATCTAATAATTGGTCAATAGTTAATCCAGATTCACTTTCAAGCTTTTCTTTCATTTTTGGATTTTTGCTTAAGTATTCTTTAATTTTACTTTTGATTTCAGACTTACTTAATGGTGTTGAAGATGCTTGATCTTGCATATTCCAGTAAGCTAAACTGTGTTGTCTTCTCCACTCTTTTGAAGAAGTTGGTTTAGCTGATGTTTGTGGTATTGATGGTATTCTAGAATCTATATAATCTAATGCACTACTACCGTAAGCTTTTGCCTGAGATCCTAAGTCGGTAAGGAATGTTGATACTTCTTTTCCGGGATATGTTGAAGGATCATTCCATAAAGAACTTGCAAGAGCCTGTCCACTTTCCCATAAGGATCCAGTTGATTCATTGGGTCTTTGTAGTAATTCCGGTACACCCATTGAACTTGTTGATGATACGGAACTTGATGCACTCATTGTTCCGGGAGATGTATTACCAAAAAACCCTAATACTTTTGGAACATATTTTTGAGTTTCGTCAAATGGTGGTATTTGCATTCCAAATTTCTTAACATTACCAAATCCCGAATTATATGCAGCTAAAGCTAATTGTACATTACCACCAGTTTCTTTTAATTTTCTAGAAAAATACTCTGTACCAGCCATTATATTTTTTCTTGGGTCAAAAGCATCGCTCCAATTTAAACCAACATCTTTAGATGCGTCTGGCATCATTTGCATTAATCCTCTGGCACCTGCGCTTGATCCAGCAGTTGGATTAAAATTACTTTCAGTTCTCATTATTGCTGCAATCATATTTGGATCTACACCAAATTTTTCGGAAGCTTCCAAAACAAATGGTTTATATTGATCCGGAACATTTTGAAAATATCCATTTAAATCATATTTGCTAGAGGTGCCCATAGTACCCATAGTACTTGATGCTGCCATAGATAAGTTTGGTAAAACCATATCTAATCCAGAATTACCAGTTAGTCCGGATTTCGTAGATGCTTGAGGAGCTACACCACTAGATGGATTCATTTCAGCCATAATGGCATCTGTAACTATTTTTCTATTTTCTGGTGTATCTTTACCACCAACGTGTGAAATTATAGTACTAGCTTGAGCATCTACTTGTGCCCTAGACCATTTATTATCAATAGCCTCTTGTAATCGATCTTTCATTATACCTTTTACAAAACTATTGGGAGGAGAACCACCAACTTGTTTAGAAACCGAATCAATTTTTTGTTCTAAAGACATTTTAGGTGGCGCTGGCGCTACTGTTGTGGGTGCAGCTTGTGGTGTTGGTGTTACTGTTGGATTTAAACTAGAATTTGGAATTTGGGTTGTTACCATTGGTGGTAAACCCGCATATGGACTTGATGAAGTTACGCTACGACTGGGTTTTACTGTAGGGGATTTAGGTGGTGTGTACGTTGATGACATTTCAACATCTAATGGTGAATTTTCACCAGTATTTAAAGGTGGCATACCATACAACAACTCATCCATTTGTTCTTTAGATCTTATAGGTCCATCAGGTAATATATTTCTAGGAGCATCCCATACAAAACCAAATCTTTTATCACTGTTATTAATTCTTGAATTTTTAATAAGTGCTGGATCTTGAATATATCTATTAAATGGTGAATAGTTTCCAGCCACCATAGCATCTATAGCATTTGGATATTTCGCATTATAATCTTTATTTGGGTCATATGTACCATTTTTTATATCATCTAATAAATTTTGATATGGTCTAGTTCCGTCTGTAGGATCTTGACTCTTTGGTTTTATTCCAGTTGTATTCTGCCACCAAGTTTTAATTTCAGGCATAACAAAAGCCATAAACCCGGCACCTATAGCCAAACCAAATTTTCCACCAACGTATGCACCTTTTGGTCCAGCTAAGTATGCACCAACCCCGGCACCAATAAGACCACCAACGACAGCACCTATACCGGATTCTTTTAAAGTAGTTAAACCAGAACCACCAGACATCCAATCAAAAATAGCTTTACCAATAACACCTATAGTAGCAACTGTAACTCCAGATGTGGCAATTCCAGTCAACCCACCAGCCATTCCTAATAAACCACTAGCCATACTAGAGATCATTTGAAATAATCTCCAACGATCTGTAGCTTTATTGGCTTTCTTATCTTCATCAGCGGATTTCATAGATGTTTCTAATTGTTGCTTAGAAACTTTAGCCAACTTTCTTAACAAATATATATTTGAATCTTGGTATTTGGAATCTCTTTTAGAATCAATTTCCATATTATTTAATATTTTTTTAGAATATAAATTACCTTTTTCAGATTCTTCTTCATCATTATCTTTTCCATTAGTAAAAATAAAGTTTTTAGCCTTACTAGCGGCACCATGTATTCTACCAATTGTACTATTTTGATATCCTTTACCAACCCATGTATTTTTAAGAGCACCGGTTCTAAGGCTTCTTGCCATACCGCCTAAAGCTCTATAACCAGCATAACCAGCTAAAGCCATACCAAGAGGTGCTAGAGGGATCCCAGCGGCACTGGTACCAGCCATAGCGGCTCCACCTAGACCCTTTAGTCCGCCACCAGCACCCATCATTAACTTTTGAATTAAAGCTAAATGCTGTGGTGAAATTGAATTTGCCATCATACCAGCCATTGGTCCAGAACCCATAAGACCAGCACCGGTAGCTCCTATACCACCCATTCCTAATAAAGCAGCTAATGATAATCCTAATCCCTTACCACTTCTGAGGTTTCTACCACCTCCACCACCTCTACCAGACATTCCACCAAGGTTAGGACCTGAACTAATTCCACCTAAACCTAAAGCTCCAGTTAATGCCCATCTTCCCGCTGTAAATGGTGATTTAACTACATTTTTAATAGTACTACCAAGAAATTCTGTTAATGTAGTTATATCGGTTGGAGCTTTAACTTTTAATTTTACACCCATACCAATTTTATTAACTTGAATTAAACTATAAAGTAATCTGTGGGTTTCAGTACCAATAGATCTTGAAGAGGCATATAACATACCAATAGATGTATTCATAGCGTTGAATACACCAACCTTGGCAGGGTTAGGTAACTGGTGATAATACTTAGCCGCATTTATCATTCTAATTGATGGGAATGCTGATATAATTGTTTCACCTAAACCTTTTAATATACCATTATCTTTTTTAGCTTCAGCACTTCGTTCCATTTTAGAAACAATACTTTTAGAAAGATGTGTTATAAAGGCTAAATCTTTTCTAGTTAAAGATTCTCCGGGAAGTTCACTCTTTTCATCAAATTTTTTATTTATTATAGAGTTAACATAATTTTTATCTAAAGAAGAAAACCCTTGATTTCTTGAAGCGTTTGTAGATGCACCTCTTTTTGAAATTAAAGTATTATCTTGTCTTTTATTTGATATAGTTTCTTTATATTCTATTCTTTTCTTTTTTCCAGTTTGTCTTATTTTAGTTTTTCTTTTAGTTGTAGAACCATCATCATTTTTAAATATTTCATCTATTTCATTAGGTTCTGTATGTTGTGGTTGTGAAGGTTGTTGTGAACTATATGTATTACCACCATCTCCACCACTATTCACACTAGCTTCCATATAATTGTCTTTATAAGAACCCTTAAATCTATTTAAAGCATTAGTTAAAGTCTGTGATGTTTGTTTTGCAATACTCTTAGCAAACATAGAACCAATGGGGCCACCTAGCATTAATGAAGCAGCGTCTTTATGGGACTGTACCAATTCTGGTGCATTATTACCTAAAGTTTTACTAAATAATTCTTTACCAGTATCAGCAGCGGTACCAGCAGCAGCGGCACTAGCACTACTAATTCTATTTATAATAGAACTACGTCTTGATGAACTGGATAATAATTCTCCAGTATCGTACATCGCCATTGGATCTTTTCTATTTGCCATTTAATTATTTTCCCATATCTATTTTCTTAATACTATTTAATACATTACTTTGAAAACCAGATTCGCTAACTATAGCTAGTACTTCACTTATATATACAGTCTCTTGACCTATAATTTGATTAGTAATCGTAACACCTATTTTTTTATATCCAAATTTGATAGCATCATCTGTACTAAATATGCTGTCATTTTTATTATAGTGCATTACATATTTTCTATCAAACGAGTCTACTAATACATCTCTTATACCATGTATACCAATATCATTTAAAGTTGGAAATATCTTAAACAAATGGTCAAACCAAATGCCCTGAGAATTGTCTAAAATTTTAGGTATCAATCCAAACCCATTGGAACTATAATTTATTTCGTTTGATGTAACTAATTGTAATATACATTTTTTTAATATATCTTTATTTTTATTCAATTGTTCTTTATAATTTATATCATTAGGTAATTTTAAATTGCTTTTATTTTCTATTATATGTATAATCATATTACTAAAAAATGGTAATAAGATAGTATTCATAGTATTTTCAATTATCTTAGTTTTTTTATTTTGTTTAGTAGCCATATGACATAATTCATGAGCAATAATTAAAGGTAAGTCAAATCTCTCATTTCCAAATAAATTAATATTATCATCTAAAATGATATATAACGTATCATCCAAGTAATCGTAAAACCCTAAACCCCATTCTCTTTTTAATCCAGCTAATTCTTTTATTTTTTGATATACGAATTTAAACTTAGATGGATTTGTATAGCCAACGATTATTCTTTTATTGTTTAAACCGGTTTCAATTAACTCAGCAATTTGAGAGGTTAAGGGTGAATTTTTTACCCTTTCAATAACTCGTTGCTCAATTTTTTTACTGGAGTATATTTCTATAGGAGGAATATCTACAATTTCACTATTATAAATGGTATATGGTGCCAATCCAACTGGAGAGAATTTAAATTCTTCCAGATTATAACTTTGGCTATATGACTCTAAATATAATTCTTCAAGCATTAAAAAATTCCTTTAATATTACTATAATTTGTCCTAATATAAATCCTGTAGAAATATACTTTCACCATAAATATCATCGTCACCCATCTCTTTAGTATCTTTTATAGAATCTGAAAACATATTTCCAAAAAAGTTATCTTCGTGACTAGCGAGTTGATTATGTTCATCGTTATGTTTAACATTATTATATCTATTTAAAATTTTATTAAACTCATCTTCTTTCAAACCAAACTTATCATATTGAGTATTTACATTCATAATACTTTGACCCATAATATTAACTAAACTATCAATTTCATCTTGTTCGGAATTCATATTATAACCACTAGATTGTGAATTTGACCTATATGAACCAACTAAGTCACTAATAGAATCTGGTGCATAAGCTCTTACATAAAAGCAAAAAGCCATAGCCATAACCAAGTCATCGTGATAGTTTTTACCAGCTTGTATTTTTTCATTTCTATTTTCTAATGTTAATAACTCGGATGCTAATCTCTTTGATATAACTAAATCTAAATTTTCTTTTACATAGTTTGTTATAGATTCGATTATTAACGGTCTAGTTCTAACATTAGTACTTAAACCGGGAATATGTTTAAGCTCTCTATTTTTACCTTTAACTTGACTTGATAATTTATCTTCACCAAACACATTAAAATTACAGACTTCATCGTCTTGTAAGGAATTTAAAACCGTTAAACCATAGCCGCCGCTATTCTCAACCACAATTATATTGTTTGGATACATTATAGCTAACTTTTTAACAAACTTATTAGCAAATCTAAGAGGTTCCATTTTACCAATAAATTCAGCAACATGTTCACAAGTAGCATGATCGATTACCTGAATAACACTCATATCGGTACCAGATGCACCAGCAGTATCAACACCTATGATACAAAATCTATTCATATCATAATCCGGTTTATATATGTATAATGTTCCACCTTCATTAAAAGTTAAAATTTTATAGGGATCGTCTTCATTTAAATTATTCATTAACTTATTAAAATGTGATTGTATATGTTCTTCCCACAAAGAACCATCTGATGAAATAAACTGTAATTCCATTTCCTGTGCTATTTTCTTTGGGTCATTATCAAATCCATCACACTGTTTTTTATACCAAACATCATCTAATCCGGGTATATCTCTCCAATGAATCTCTTTAGGTTTATAGATAGATGTTCCAGATATTGCTTTATTCCACATTCTAAAATAAAATTCACCTCTACCTTTCATACCATTTGGTGTACTGATAATGAAATTACCATGAGGTATACCCGCTTTTTTAGCTGCTTCATGAGCTTGTGATGTAGCTGGTAATATTGCAGTGTATGCTTTTTCGATATTGTTTATAAAAGCACATTCATCTATAACTAGTAAAGCTATAGTATTACCTCGTAATATTCCTTCCGGATTAACCGGACTAACGGCCTGACTTATTACTTCGGACATTGTAGTTCCAAGTTTAAACGATTGTGCATTTCTTTCAGTAAAATCTTCTGGTTTGGGTCGTATAAAATCGACAGGAATTTTATCAAGAATATCTAATATTTTTTTATTAAATTTAGAACTTTCCCCACCACTTCTAGATACCACACCTATAACATAGTTTTCATAAAATAATACTAACCAACTACACAACGCTTGAACAACCAGAGAACCGCCCGTCTGTCTTGACTTGTTCATTATTATATAATTTTCTTCTAAAAATGTTTTTATTATATCCTTTTGAGGTTTATATAATTTAACTAAAGCATCCTGACCTGTGGTCGGTGCCATAACACAATTCTCAATATAAAAGATAGGATCTTTGGAACATTTTTCATAAAAATGGGTTTTTTCAGCTACTGACATTTTATTATAATATTCAGTCAACTCTTTTGGCTTCATATTTTTAGTATCTACACATTTATCTAACATTGTATCTAACATTGTATCAATCTTTCTATATTTTCATTTATATTAAATTTATTTAAATAAATTTCTAAATCTTCTTCTTTATATTTATTTCTTTTAAGATTATGTTCTTTTAATGTTAATAATTGTAAATTAGAAATATTATTGACTAGTTTTCTTCTAAAATAAGTCATTACATTTTTATATTTAATTAAATCTTTTATTAATAAATATTTCCAAAAAGCATATATTGGAATTATATGGTCTAATTCGTAATCATTTATATTAGATAAAAAATCTTCATAATTTTTATCATGTTTCATATTTTTTATCATCCACTCTTTACCAAAACTTCTTCTTAATATATTTTTTATTATTTTATCTTCTTTCCATAAATGGTGTTCTTCTCCAGTTTTATAAACAACGCAATCTATACATCTATAACCTCGATTAAAACTATGCCACGACATTTTAAACTGATGATTTTTTGGACAAATCAATTCCAATTTCGTTTGACTATTTTTATAAATTGAATTATTTTTCCACCCTTTATCAATTATATAATTATCAATAAACTCTTGTGTCAATTTTCTAGGCATAATTATCTCCTAATACTATATATTTTATCATAAATATTTATTTTAAACAAAAAAATAATTGTGGATAGTAAATCCACAATTATAAATTTACTTTCTATTCAAGCGGCGTGACTTCTTAGCCATCTTCTTTTTTGATTTTTTCTTCTTTGGTGAAGGTGCCGAAGATTTACATGAAGTGTTCATTGTTGTACAGAGCCACACTTCTCTACACATTTCAGGTATAAAGAGTTTTGATGAATCATTATTGTGAGGAGTGTAAGAAGCATCTACATCTATTGGCTTTCCCATTGTATTTCCTTCTAAGTTGTAACCAATGGTCTGCACAAGTTATACAAAACTCATACTTTAAATTAAATATATATAATATAAACAAAAAAATAAACTTGTATATAGCGGATGCTAGCTACAAGTTTATTTACAAGTTATAAGATACTAAGATCTTATAACCTGATTGTTTTGGTCAAACCCAACGATCTTCCCCACAAATGATGGGTAAGTTTCGTGGTACCATACATGGCACTCGGGAATCTCCACATATGGTAAATTCCTAAATCCAACCTTTCGAATCTTTTCCAAAAGGTATTTAGATTCCACTGGCAAAACATTTTTAGCGGTTGATATGGTCATATGTGGATGTTCGACTTTATATCTTTTCTCCCCATCAAATGTACAAACGGACACTGCCAGATTGTCATTTTTGTAGACCTTCGTGAATTCCACCAGAACTTCTTTACCAAACTCTGTGGCTTCAATCACTTCAGAATCTGGTAAATAATTTAATGTCACATGGTGACAAAAAACATTACCCAATTCAAAGTAATCGGGAAATGATTTTTCAAATCCCAATTTAACCTCTTCAGGTAATAAAATACCTGTGTACAAAATATCACTCATATATATCCCTTCCTGATTTTAGATTGTGTAATAAACTATACATAGTCTATCATCAAGAGTTAATATATATAATTACATACCAAATTTAACTTTTAAATCCATTAAAATTTCTCGGACATTATTTATTAGGGTCCTAGTACTATTAGTAGAATTTAAAGATAAATTTTCATACAATCTTGATATTTCATTTACATGAATTGAAATTTCATTAATCTGTTTATTTATTTTTGTTAAATCTATTTCTACTTCTTTTGAATCTTCACTAGAAATTACTGAGTTTTTTAATGATAATAAAAATTTAGGATACCCATTATCATCCAATTCTAAACCAGAACAACTTTCGTGATACTTTACTGGTAATATGTTTAAATATCCCATATTATTAATTTGAATAATGTCAAAGAATTTACCATCAATTTTAGCTACTAACTTTAAACACCCATCTTCTTCATCGCATTTACAAAGTGTCCATTCGATTAATTGTTTTTTTATATTATTATTTAATATATAATTTAAAACTTCACTCATTGGAAAATCCTTTAAAAGCCAAATTTATCTCGTAGATCACTTAATTGATCTAAAACTTCACCAGTTTCTTCAAAATTATATATTGCTTCAGAATTTCCAAGTTCTTTAATTTGAAAATAAAGACTTTGTAAATGTTCAAAAACACTTCCCAATTTTTCATATATATCAGAAACATCTATCTTGTATGCTAAACTGTCTTCAGAATCTAGTTCATTGTCTGTTGGTGATATTGAAAAATTAATATATCCATCACCATTAACATTCAATCCAGAAGACTTACATAAATCGGTGGCTAAAATATTTAATATACCCTCATCATTAATACTAGCAACATCATATTTAACATCATTTATAGAAGCCGTTAAATATATTTTATTTGAATCAGCATAAGATAAACTCCAAAAAACTTCTGGAATTTTTTCGATTTCAATTTCTTGACCAGCTATTTGATTTATTACGGGCATGATAGCGTCCTTTATTGTTTATTATTTTCTATTTTTACGACGAGCCAACTTCTGAGCTTTAGCCTTTTTACTATTTCTCTGCCCTCTAAGACGTGTAGGTGGAGTTGTTTTACCAGTTGATGAAAATGGTTCAGCACCACCTCTTTGTTTACGAAGTCTTTTTTCTTCTTTTTTTAATAGTCTTTGTTCTTCCATAATTTTTTCATAATCATTAATAACAGTACCATTAAATCCTGAACTTTCAAATTGAATTGCTGTTAGATTACCATTAGTTGTTTGTTCATTAAACTCTTCGCTCATATTAATTTTATACTTTCCGTTAATTTTAGTTACGTCAACTTTGATGTTTTCTTTACCAGTGGTTGAACTTTTTGTAGTCATTAGGCTTTGTAATTTTTCATCTTCTAATCTTTTAATTGTTCCATCATCATTTCTCATACCATAATTTCTACCGGGAAAAGATCTATTTGGAATAGTATGTATTACAGCTTCCATTGTTGGAAGTTTAGTTTTACTATCACCAATACCATTCTTCATCATTTTAATTTCTGTATTCATTTTCATTTCTTCTTTACATTTTGATATAAAGTCTTTGTCGCTCATAGTTTATTTTAGCTCTCCAATGATTCTCTAAAACAAGTTACTTCGGCAAAACACATATAATGGTTTGTACTTTCTCTAGTTAAACTTATTACGGAAGAACCTACAATGTAATTTCCAGAATATTTTAAGTATTCGGCTACGTGTGGAATTAACTCTATACAACCACCGACTCTAGATAATTTTTTAATTGGAATTTTAGTACCTTTTAATCTAAATTTAAATAGAGATGCTGATGCCATATATTGTGATAGCTTGGATGTAGCAAATGCATTATCATCATCGTCATCATTACCCATGACACTTGTTGAATGTACTGTTCTTTTAGTTTTTGCTATTGGATTGCATAAAATATTAGGATTTCCAGACATAGAAACTTTATTTAAAACTTCTTCGACGTTTAGTATTATATTTTTAAATAATTTATTTCTAGGACTTTTAGAAATTATATGCTCATAACCAGTTGACATTAAAGATGCATTGGTTTTATTTTTAACATGTAATGGGAAGTATGTATAAAAATGATTATCACCTTCACCACTTTTATTTAATATTTCTCTATCAGCTTGTCCGCTTGATAAAAATTCTACAGTATAATCTTTTTCATAATTAGAAACGGTAGATAAATCCCACATATTAAATTTATTTTCTAAATCGTAATATGCAAATAATGGACCTTTATATATACCATAACGATCATTTATATATCGAATAGCACCTATAAAAGATCTGGGTGGTATAACTACATTATCTAAACTTACTGAATTTAAATTACTCATTTTTATATTTTTTTGAGCATTATTTTTTATAAATCTATCAAAAAGTTTATGTACTAAGTGTGCAGGAGTATATGACCCATCACTATTAAAATTTGTATTTTGGACTCCTCCTCTTGAAAGATTTCTTATAGCGTCTAATATTGGCTTTTGCATAAAAGGTGAATTTCTATCAAAATTATTTAAAAATGAAAAGAAATCCCCTATTTCAAAAGATGTAATGTTACCAAATAGAGGATCATCACCAGCAACTATATTACTAGTTTTAAGTATTGGTTTTGAATTTTCTGTCCAATTTTCTCTAGGACCAAAAGCCTCTTCATACATTTCTATAGTGGGATCTGATAAATGGGTCTGTGTTACTGGTCCAAATAATCCATTTCCCGGAGATGTAACTCTTGGTTGTGTGTTATTAGATGATAATTTATTAACTATCATATTAACAGAAGTAGACATGGATAAATATGCCTCTTTTAATAGAGCTATAATAATAACAGTATCTTCTAGCTGATTTGATTCGTTAGTATCTTCTTCTGTATTTTTTTGCATGGAAACTTTATTATCCATGTGAATTATAATCAAATCTAAAGAGGTAGTTTCCAAAGGAGTACTACTCTCGGTTGTAAGAACTATATCAAGTTTAGCATCTTCTTGTCCATAAATTTGCTCTAAGAAATAATCTTTAGAACTCATTTGTAACTTTATTAAAAAAACTGGATATATAGTTTTAATGCTATTTATTATAGATAGGTTTTGAAGTCTCATCGTTAAATCTTTTTGACCTATCACGAATTTTATAGTATATTGTGGACGTAAAAATCTAGTAGTTGTATTTTCCATTTTATTGTATATCTCCTAAAATTTGTCCACATAAAATTATAGCAAAAAATGATATGTTTTTCAACATATCATTTTTTTACAATTTTCACAGAATGGATTTAAATGATGATTTCAATATATATGAACTCGAAATCACCGCCCAACAAGCTGCTGTAAAAATACAATTCGATACAGTAAGTAGAGACTTTGATACAAAGTAAACTTTCTTTGACTTACTTCCTATAAAATTGGAAGATAGTTCAACAGAAATTACTTCAGACAATTTCTCCCCTGTTTCCCAAACTGTAGTTACCGCATCGTTACATATTAGCTTGTCCTCAAACCTTTCGTAACTTTCGTGAAATTTCTTAATGCCCTTGTTTACTTCTTTTGTGTATAATCCATTAGTTTTGCCGCTCGTTTCCTTTTCTTTTTTTATTTCCTCTACCACACTCGTATCCTCTGATACATTTGACGAATTTGTTATCTCGTATAAACTACGGTTTAATTCCATAGTATTACGAATATAATCTAACATTTCGTCTTTCATATCATTAGATACAACCCTTTCGAAATTGGGATTATCATTTTTGATAACCTCAATTTTCCCACTAGGTATTCTTTTTCCTAACTTCAGGCTGCGCTACCTCCTTCTTCAATAAGAAGAGTTGGATTATACAGTATTTAATATATATAATTGATTGTATTTTTT